AGAGATACCCTACTAATTTAGTGGGGTATTTTTTTGTCAAAAATTTTGGGTAAGGTTTCGCCTAGTCGGCTCAGTTTTGGCAGAGCAAATCAAGAGCGATAAGGTTTCGGCTTAGTCGCCTCACTAAGAGCAAAGCAAAAGCCATCAGCAAGAAAAAGCAAAGGTGTTTAAATGCAAATGATAATCATTCTCAATTGCAAATGATAATCATTCTCATAAAAAAAACCCCTCAATTAAGAGGGGAAAAATTGTCGGGTTTATTAACTGTAAACTTATTCCGATATCCTCAAGTGACAGTTGGATAATCTATTTTTTTTCGGAGTTTTAATTTGGATAACTCCAAGATATTTTATTATCTGCTTCCGTTTCTTCACTTGCCCATTGATAAACAAATGATTTTTTTATTGTGCTGAGAATATATCTTGCGTCTGTATGGTCATAAAATTTATAATCCATTGACTGATAATTTAAACAACTACACATATTTATTAATTCCGCATAAGTTAATTTATTATCTTTAGGTTTTTTAATATCAGACAAAATATTTTCCAACCAGTTTTTATCTTCGATATCATCAGCAATTTTATACTGTGGGTATCTTGCGTTGTAACTTTTAAGATTTGCACAACCTAACACAACTGCTAGTGCTTCATCTGTTTTTAATTTACTTGGTAATGTTATTTCTTTTTTGTCGCTATCATTATAAAAATACTTTGTAACATTTGGCAAATCTTCATAATGTTTTATTATTTCGGCAATGTGTTCCGCTTCAACTATAAATGAACTCATAATATACTCCGTTAATGTTGGGGGCTTTTCGCCCCCTGTTAAAATTAATCTTCCTCTGATTTTTTTTCTATAACTTTTTCAAATGTGCCTTTTTGATTTTCAACATATCCTCTCAACGCATTAATAATTAATGCTACATTATTTAAGATGTGTGAGTAATGCCCATCAAAACTTATAGTGATTTCTTTTTGCAAGTCCGCATCATGTCCGTCTATTACTTTGATAGAATTGTGTGCGTCGCCTAGTTTACAAATAGTTCTAATGACATGGGCATGGTCGTAAATTTCTATTTGGGTTTTTTGATTGGCTTTGATGTTCCAGTTAAATTTTAATTGATTGTTCATTTTTTCTTACTCCGTTAATAGTAGGTTTTTTTATATGGTTTTCCTTAAGTCCATGTAAATATTATAGTCTATCTACACCATATAGGTAAGATAATACTACCTTTTGTTATAGGGTTATTAATGGATTAGATAAACTGAATACCCTAAAATAATATACAATCGAACATAGTTAAGAGCCAGAGGGAAATTAGATATCTACTAATTGAAATCTATTTTGTATGCTCTGCCTCGTGGTAAGTAATCTTTTTAATTTCTCTGGATATTATATATCCCTCTCTTTTATATTCTGCTTTGAGCAAAGGCAAGGTCATAGCAAAGAGCAGCTATGTATAAACGATAGAGCAATCGCATTATAGTCAGTCTAGCTATAGGCATGGGGGGAGGCTCATAGCTACAATCCTACATAAATACCCTATCCAAGACACAAAAAACAGAATTTGGCTTTATTACATGCTTATGTGTTATAATACCGACAAGACAACTCTAATCTGAGCCTTATGGCAGAATCTAANAAAAAACGAGGAAACCCTAATCTCCACAAGGGTATGAAATCATTGAATGGAGAAGGCAGACCTAANGGTTCTGTTAATAAGTTTACTGCATTGGCAAGAGAGTTGATGTCTAATAAGTCGCCAGAGATAGTGGAAAAGGTAATTGAGAAAGCTATGGAAGGGGATGTACATTGTTTAAAAATGTGTTTAGACAGAATACTTCCTGTGCATAAAGCTGTAGACTCAACACGCACTAAAGCTGATGCTCAAGTGATAATTAATGTTTCCTCTCTGGATAATATTCAACAAAAACTTGATATTACGCCAGAGGGTGAACTTATAGAACCAGAAGAAAAAACAGATGATGAAGTTATTGTTAATATAGATTCAACACCTATGGCAGAAAAGTTTGGCTGAATTAGACATTAATTTACACCCTGCTCAACTGCAAATATTCCAATCCAACAAAAGATTTAAGATAGTTGCTGCTGGGAGGCGGTTTGGAAAGTCCTACCTATCTGCTTGGTTATTACTCATTAATGCTATACAATCAGAATCAAAAGATGTATTTTATATAGCACCGACCTTTCAACAAGCCAAAGACATTATGTGGGCTATGTTAAAAGAACTAGGAAGAGATTTAATTGTACAAGCATACGAGAACACTGCTGTTCTTACTCTGATAAATGGTAGGAAAATATATTTAAAAGGAAGTGATAGACCCGAAACTTTGAGGGGTGTCGGGTTGTCATACGTTGTACTAGACGAATATGCGTCTATGAAACCTATTGTGTGGGAACAAATTATACGACCAACATTGCAGATGTAAAAGGTCGGGCTTTGTTTATCGGAACACCAGCAGGTAAAAACCATTTCTTTGACTTGTATCAAGATGCCCAAGAAGATACAGACATCTGGGATGCTTTCCAGTTTACCTCTGTTGATAATCCTTTTTTACCAGCAGAAGAAATAGAAGCTGCAAGTAAGTCAATGTCGTCTATGTCATTCCGACAAGAGTTTGAAGCGTCATTTGAAACCTTTAGTGGTGGTATATTTAAAGAAGAGTGGTTTAAAGAGGATGAAGAACCAGAAGATGGTAACTATTGTATTGCTGTTGACCCAGCAGGTTACGAGGATAGTGAAAAAGAACGAAACTTAAAACGCTCAAGACTAGATGAAACCTCTATAGCTGTAGTTAAGATAGACAGAGATAGATGGTGGGTAAAAGAAATCATACATGGTCGCTGGAATATCAAAGAAACAGCAAAAAAAATTCTTGGTGCTGCGGTTAGGGTTGAGTCAAACTCTGTAGGGATAGAAACTGGAGCATTGCGTAATGCTATATTACCTTACCTTGAAGATGAAATGAGAACTGAAAATCAATGGTTGTCATTAGTAGAGTTGCGTCATGGTGGTAAAAAGAAAATAGACAGAATCACTTGGTCGTTGCAAGGTAGAATGGAACACGGACAAATAACATTTAATCCAGATAAAGACTGGAAACATTTTAAAAATCAAATGTTAGATTTTCCAAATAAAATGGCACATGACGATTTACTCGACTCGTTAGCGTATATAGACCAAGTTAGTGTGGCAGATTTTGCACATTCAATTGAATTAGAGGAAGAATGGAGTCCAGTAGATGATATTGCAGGATATTGAAGATTTAAATAAAGAAGATTACGAGGATGTTTTAGAATTTAGTGCAGATGAGTCTACCTTAAAGTTAAGGTATCTAGCAGCATTATCTATTATTGCAAATTTAGCCAATGATGTTGACCCAAGCCTAATACCAGATGATGAAAAAGTAGATTTATCTATTTGTAAAATGCTTATGGATGGTCATATTGAAATAGAAGAGATTAATACTAGCATACATTGAATGAGAATCATTCGCATTTAAAACCTGTTTTGTGTTATAATCGCCCTAACTTAAAGGACAAATTCAATGTACGATAAAAAAGAACAACAATATCAAGCACTTGCTAGTTGGTTAATGTATCGACTTGATGGTTGGAGAAACCATAGAGAATTAAATTATACTGCTAGATGGAATGAGTATTATCGTATATGGCGAGGCATTTGGGATTCATCTGATAGAACTAGAACGGCAGAACGCTCAAAAATTATAGCACCAGCTACACAACAAGCAGTTGAGTCCTCTGTTGCTGAACTAGAAGAGGCAACTTTTGGTCGTGGTAAGTGGTTTGACATACAAGATGACATGCTTGACGCTGACAATAGCGAAGCAGAGTACATTCGTAACTTATTACAAGAAGATTTAGAAGGAACTGGTTGCAAAGACGCAATAGCAGAGGTATTTCTTAATGCTGCTATTTATGGAACAGGTATTGCAAAGATTGTAGTAAACCAATCAGTAGAAAGAGCACCAACAGAACAGCCTGTAGAGGGTTCAATGACAGGTATGCGTGGTATAACAGAGTTTGCATCAATAGATGTTAAAGTAGAACCTATATCACCACATGAATTTTTGTTTGACCCTGCTGCACATTCAATTGATGAAGCATTAGGTGTCGCCCACGAAGTAATAAAACCAAGATACCATGTTGTTCAGGGTATTCAATCAGGTATTTATCGTGATGTACCTCTTGATGGTGATTATGATACTGCTAAATTAGGTTATAGTGGGGAAATAAAACAAGCTGATGAGTCTGACTCTGTAAAAATTACTGAATATTGGGGTTTAGTACCTAAAAGATTCTTAAAAGCAAAAGCTGATAAGGATGATTTTGAATACACTAAGAAAGATGAATTGGTAGAAGCTGTAGTAACTATATGTAATGATGAATTTATATTGCGTGTAGAAGAAAATGCTTTTATGATGAAAGATAGACCTTTTGTGGCATACCAACATGACATTATTCCAAATCGTTTTTGGGGTAGAGGGGTAGTCGAGAAAGGATATAATGCACAAAAAGCACTTGATGCTGAAATGAGAGCAAGAATAGACTCAATGGCATTAAGAAACACTATGATGATGGCAGCAGACGCTACTCGCTTACCTCGTGGAAGTAAATTTGAGGTACGAGCAGGTAAAACTGTACTTACTAATGGTAATCCTAGAGATGCAATAATGCCATTAGACATGGGTGCTATGGATGCTAGTACATTTAACCAAGTAGCTAGTTTACAAAACATGATACAGATGGGAACTGGTACATCTGACATGGGTGCTCAACAAGATACTGCTAGTGGTATGTCAATGATGCAATCAGCGTCAATTAAAAGACAAAAACGTACACTAATGAACTTTCAGAATACATTTCTTATACCAATGATTAATAAAGCAATGTATCGTAAAATACAATTTGATGTAGATAGATACCCTGTTACTGATTATAAGTTTATCCCTTATTCTACTATGGGTATTATGGCAAAAGAACTAGAAATGCAGCAAATGGTACAAATGTTACAAGCTATACCTAAAGATTCACCTGCATTTAATGTTATATTACTAGCTATGTTCCAAAATTCTAGTATTCATAACAGAGATTCTATTGTATTTGCTTTACAACAAGGTCAACAACCTAATCCAGAAATGCAACAGATGCAACAAATGGGTATGCAATTACAAGTACAACAAGCACAAGCTGATATACAGAAAACTACAGCAGAAGCACAAGAAGAACAAGCTAGAGCAATGTTACATCAAGCACAAGCAGGTGCATTACAACCTAATGAGTTAGATATTGCAGAAACAACAGCAAAAATTGCTAAAATGGATGCTGATGTGTCTAGGCAACAATCTGAAACAGCTAGAAATGTACCAGAAGTAGACCATTTAAAATCAGAAACAATTTTAAACCTAGCAAAAGCTAGAGAAGCTGGAAGTAAGTCAGTTATAAATACAAGAATACAATAATTTATGGCTAAAACAGATGAAAAGTTTTTAATGGATAGAATGTCCATGATGGAACATGATGGATGGCTAGATTTAAAAGAAGATTTATCAAATTTAGAATCAAATATTATTAACATAGATAATATTAATTCTGAGCAAGACCTTTGGGTAATCAAGGGTCAGTTGCGGATTATAAACTATTTACTTAGTTTAGAAACTGCAACAACAATAGCGTTAGAAGAACTCCAAGACGGAAATCTAACATAATCAACTTCACAACCCAAAATGGGCGGAGAAAAAATGAGTATAGTAGTAGAAAGCACACCCGAAATAGAACAACCTATAACAGAAACACAGGTAGAAAAAGTAGTTGAGGTAGAAGCAACAGCAGAACCAGAAGGAAATGCAGTTGAAGAAACTCCAGAATACGAAATACCAGCAAAGTATGCAGGGAAATCTATGGAAGAGGTAATTGCAATGCATCAAAATGTCGAACAGGCATTTGGTAAACAGGGTTCAGAAGTTGGAGAACAACGAAAATTAATTCAAAGTTTACTTGAGGCACAAAACAAAGCACAAACTACTGTAGAACCACAAGCAGAAGATTCTAGTTTTGAGGATGTATTTTATGACGACCCTAAAAAAGCTGTCAATCAAGCAATTGAAAATCATCCAGATGTATTAAAAGCTAGAGAACAAATAGCACAACAAGAACAAAATGCTAAATTAAATGTTCTTGAAAAAGCATATCCAGACTGGGAAACTCGTGTCGCAGACAAAGATTTTCAAGATTGGGTAGGTTCTAGTGAAATTAGAAAAGATATTTTCCGTAAAGCTGATAAAGAATATAGGCCAGACTTTGCTATTGAACTTTTTGATATGTACGATAAAGTAAATATGGTACAAAAAACACAAGAAGTTAAAAAGAAAGAGAAAGCTAAAGTTGATAAAGCATTACGACAAACTGTATCTGAAACTCGTTCCACACAAGCTGTAGGTGGTAAAAAAATGTATCGTAGGGCTGATTTAATTAACCTACAGATACAAGACCCCAACCGTTATGCTTCACTTGCTGATGAAATTCAAGAAGCGTATGCAGAAGGAAGGGTTAAATAATCATTTAATAGGAGAAGTAAAATGGCGTTAGGAACAAATAACACCACGGCT